GAAAATGCTTACGAGGGAGCTATTAATCGCAACGGAGATTTAACTGTAAACAATGGCTTTCCTACTCTTGATTTAGGAGAGAATGAAATATCAGTTAGTGGATGCACAATCAATCTAATTCCTAGGTGGTGGCGTTTATGAGAATTTTAGACAACACAAAATCTTTATCAGCATTAAGTATCGACACAACAAACGGACTAGGCAACATTCAGCCTTTAGAATGTTTAATCACCGAAGAATTAAACGGACTTTACGAAGCTGAAATGACAGTTTTAGTAAGTGATGAACATTTTAATGATTTATCGGTTGGAAGTATTCTCTTACTGAACACCGAAAAAGATATGCAGATGTTTAGAGTGTATTATATCTCTAAACCTATAAATCAAAGGTGTGAACTTCGATTACAACATATCAGTTATGATCTAACTAAAACACCAGTAAAACCTTTTACATCAACAGGTGCAGTCGCTACTTGTCTAGCACTTAAAAATAACGTATTAGGTAGCACTCCGTTTGATATTCAAACAAACATAGAAAACACAACATCAAACTTTACTTTAGATATTCCTAGATCGTTCAGGGAATGTCTAGGTGGCTATGAGGGTTCTATGTTAGACGTATTCAGGGGCGAATATGAATGGGATAATCTGACAGTTAAGATGTTAAGTAGGCGAGGAAGTGATAACGGAGTTCGTATTTCTTATGGCAAAAATCTTACAGACTTTAAGCAAGAGGAAAACATCGAAAACGTATATGACGGAGTATTAGGTTATGCAGTAGTCGATGATGTGACTTATACTGCTTCCAATTACTTTAATAAAACAGGAGCAACAAATCCTAGAATCTTAAATGTTGATTTTTCTAGCGATTACGAATCAGGGCAGATTCCAACGGATGCAGATTTAATCACAAAGGAAACCAATTACGCAAACAACAACGATATTGAAATACCTAATGTAAATATCACAGTTAGTTTTATTCCTTTATGGCAAACGGAAGAATACAAAAACGTCTTACCTTTGGAGAGAGTAAGTCTGGGTGATACAGTTCATATTTACTTTGATAAATTGAATGTTGAAGCTAGTGCAAGAGTTATAAAAACTGTCTGGAACTGTCTTACAGAAAAGTACGAAGAAATTGAGCTAGGAAACGCAAAGGCAAATCTTAACACAGTAATCGACAATGCAGTTGATAATGGTGTGAATAAAGCATTAAGCGATTTAGATATTGACACAAGTTCAATCGAAGCAGAGATGAACAATCTATCTCGATTAATCGTTAATGGTTTAGGATTACATATCTCAAAAGACGATGTAGGGCGAATCATTTTACACAATGAAGAAACAATCGCACAATCGCAGTATCAATATAGAATCTCTGCTCAAGGATTCGTAGTTTCCGATGATTATGGGCAGAATTGGCGAAGTGGTTGGACTACATCAGGCGAAGCGTATGTCAATTCTTTAGCCACAATAACATTAAGGTTTCAACAAGGTTATGGTATGTATATGAGATTTGGCGATATAAATTCAAATTATATCGAAGTAGCACCATACAGTGACGAAAACGATAATCCTATGGGTGTTTCATTTGATGGTTCAGGAACGATTAGGATGCAACCTCAAAATCAATTTTTGATTAACAACATTGATGAAAACAACAATATTTATAATGTTTTTTATATTCGCCATCAATCAAATCAAAACCGATTATACATGGAGAATTATAAATATAATGATCCATCAATTTTAGCTAATTCAATTAGTTTAATATCCAATAGTGTTAATAATGTACTTTCTATTGTAAACAGGAATAAGGGTTCTGTTGATTCGGTTGCAAATAATATCGCTTTTGGTTCTTACAATTCTTCAACAAGCACCATAATAACAAATAAAAAGTTAGATTCTTCCCAAACTGCTAACTATTTATTTTTGCAAAGTACAAGTAGCGAAACAGTAGGACAGATTATTAATTATAGTTTTAATGGCGATCGTTATGGAAATTATCTCGTTATGAGAAGTTCTGCAAGTTCGAACTATACAACTGTTTTTAATGCTCAATTCGGAAGTCAGTCGGCTGCAAATTCTTTAAATTTGAGTGCTGGTTCAAGTGGTAATTCTGCAACATTAATGAATTATGATACAAACGGAACTTTAATAAACGAATTACAGTTAAATTCCGATGGCACGACATTACTTCACTCGACTTCGACCATAAATATAAAAGGTGATGGGCGAGTTGATATAAACTCTAGTGGTTCGCAGGATTTACGCTTAATTTCTGCTGATGATATTCACCTTAATCCTGTTGGCTTTATTGAAATTAATGGCAGATATATTTATCTAAATAGCGATGGTCATGTTATGTGGACAACTGACAGAGATGTTGCTAGTGCCAATAAAGGTTATTAAATAAGGAGAAAACATGAAACAATCAGAAGCCAAACTATTATCCATATCTTTGAAAAGTATGGAAGAAAAAGGAAAGGTTGCAGTCAAGATCGCTCGAAATATAAGAATGATCGATGATGAACTAAAAGAATACTACCAATACGAAGCCGAACTCTTTAAGAAGTACGGAGAGGAAAAAGACGGACAACTCGTTATTGATAAGAACTCTGAAAACTATCAGAAGTTCTTAAATGAAATGCAACCTTTAGATAACGAAGAAGTCAGCTTCAACTTTAGAAGATTTACTGATGAGGAATTGGAAAATTCCAGTCTGAATGTTAATCAGGTCTTATTACTTATGGAATATATGGGGGTGGACAATGCTAGTATCAATGACACCGAATGATGAGGTTAAAACCATTCACGCTTCTTTGAACGATGGGAGTTTGAGGAAGTGGGAGTTTGAGCCTTATACCGAAAATGGAAAGATCGAGTTAACGGATCAGGACTATGCGACAATTCAGAGTATTAAGGGTAATACTGTTAAGTTTAATCAGTTAGCACCTTTATTAGCATCAGGCATTTATGGTTCAGCAAGAGCTACTGCAAACTATGATAATGGTTTATGCACATACACAGTAACACAGGCAAACACTATTTGTGGTATCTATCTTGCTTCAAACCGTGTGGATGCTATTGCTGGACATAAATATCTTTTTACTTGTGTGGTTAAACCAAGTATAACAAACAGATTCAGGCTTAGTTTTGATTTACAAGGTTCAACATCAATTGAATTGCCTGTAACTGCAAATGTCGAAAATAAACTGTCCATTATTCAAACTGCAACACAGAATGATGCAGTAGTTATGTATTTGCGATCTATAGCCGTTGGTGATACGGCAGAAGTAAAAAACTTTATGATACATGATCTCACCGCTATGGGCATAGACAACTTTACAACAGCAGAACAAGTAGAAACCTGGTTATCTAATAACATAGGTCTATTACCTTATTACGACTATACAGAGGGAAGTTTAATATCATTTAATGGAACAGGACTTAAAACAGAAAACGCAAGTCAAACTGAAAGCAATACTCTATCCTTACCTATATCTACATACTTCCCAACAGGAATGAAAGAAGCTGGAAGTGTATATGATGAAATAAGTGATAAGGTTTATACAAGAGTTGGAAGTGTGGATTTGGGAACGATGAATTGGACTTATAATTCATCTGCACAAAATTTTTATGTTTTAAAACCCGCTGATATGAAAGGTGTGACCTACAGTACACAGAAAGCAAATATTTTGTGTGTTAAATATATTACGACAACACAATACAGTCCATCACAGAACGATAAGAGGATATTTTTAACTCCATCAGGAAGTTTAGTTATCGTTGATACATCTTTTGCAGACGCTACGTTATTCAAGAATTATTTATCAGGAACATATCTTTTTTATGAACTAGCAACACCAACATCACAAGATATATCACTTGATCTGACATATCCTATTTATCAAAATGGCACAGAACAGATATTGCCTGTTAATAGTAGCACACCGACAACATCATCAATGAAAGCCACAATCGAATATCCAGATAGAACTGAAGAAGTAAATTTCTTATACAAACAGACTACCTTTGAATCTGCAATCCCACAATTCTCATTAGTCTGCAAAAATCAGGAACTGCCTATGGCTTTAGAAGATGGCAAGTTAATCTGTGAGTGCGACAGTTCAATCACGAATGAGAGTGGCTTTTTTGATTGCAAAGTGAAAATGCAAGACCTTAATTCAGTCGCATATTCGCAGAAAATACAACTCCATGTTGAAAGGGGGATAAATGATTAATCAAATCTATAACCTCAATATAAATCCAGATAAAGTCAGTCCGATTGTAAGAGTAAGTCAATACGATTACAATTCAAGGAATATTCAGTTTGTTATTTATGAAGATGAAGAACTCTATGACATATCAGGAATGACTGCACAAATAAAAGTCGGTGAAAATACATATCAAGGCACAATAGAAAACAATATTGTGTCTTTTATTTTCAACGATACTGAATACGCTACAAAAACATTAGGTGAAGTTGTTTTATCAAATAACGGAACGATGGCAACTCTTAACTTCTATCTAGTAGTTGAAGAAACACCATTTAATGCAAATACGCTCAATTTAACGAACAATTCACGTTCAATGAACAATAAGTCATCGGAGAAAGAAACGATTGAAAATGAGCCTATATCGAGCGAAAAAACGGAAATAAACGAAGATTTAGAAGTTAAGGAAGAAACAGAAGAAACAACAGAAGAAATTGAAGAAACTGAAGAAGTGATCGAAGAAAAAATAGAGCCTGAACAGGCAGAGGAGAAATAATATGAAATTACCTGACAATGTTTACAATTTTTTGAAGTATCTGTCGATTATCGGACTTCCTGCATTACAGAAGTTCATACCATCATTTTTTGCAAGATGGGGTATTCCTTATGGCGAACAGATCGCAGGTTCATTGAACGATATAGCAGTTCTGATCGGTGCTTTGATCTGTGTTTCTGTAATCGGCTATAACGCAACAAAAGACAAGACTAACAACTATTCAGTTGACGACAT